TTTATATAGCATCTTCTTAAGGAGGCCAATTGGGGTCCCGAAGTGCGCTCTGGTATGGAATCAGAACGACATCTTTGGAATTTCCTTTGGAAAAATCTCCATAATGAAAATACTTTAACATAAAACCTTTTTAATTTTGGTAAGATGTTTGCACTATCTACCGATCTTGAAGAGGCTACTGACTATGGAAATCCACATGTCGGTAGAGATTTATTCATGAGAATTCTCAAGTTCTGTCACTAAAAGTTCGAGTGGTTTCCCACTGGATTAGCATTAAAGGCTTTCAACCTTTTAATGTAACCAGGGTATATACTCGTTCCTGATTGTTTTCAGAATGATTCTATGAAAAATCTTATTGTTAAAATCAATGGAGTAGACGTGAAGTTCTATTACATAGAGAAAAAAAGATCTTGGTTAATGGGAGATCCCTTAACTAAAATTCTTCTAACTTTTGCTTAACAGGTTGCTTCAAATCTTACAAACCTTAGATTTCCTAATCAACTTAAAGTTTCTTCATCCGTGGGAGACGATCATATATCGCTCTCTAATGATGTTGAAATTCTTTAGGGATAGGTCTAATCTTTAAGGGATTTAGATTTTAAGATCTCAGAGATAGATACATTTATATCTTAATATATAATGTACTACTGTGAAGAGTGCGCCTTAGTACCTTAAGCGCTCTAGAATTTATTACAAATTTCTATGAGACGTTAAGCTGCTCGTACGCCTGGTAAATCTTTCCTCATATACATAGATACACCAAGAATAAAGTTAATGTTAGATAATCCAACAACTTAACTTAAATCTGATGACTTATGGATTGGGAAATTTAATTTGATGGGAAAAGAAGCCACTTGGACTTATCGCAATAATCGATCTCTTTATGAGCCATTTGATATTGCATAAATTCTAATGTGTTTAACTCTTCCCCATCATCATACTAATTTGCTCCCATTCGGACCTTCCGAATTGGGATGTGACGGACTTTTTAGCCCTGACATTTAGTTCCTTTATACACTCCATCAAAATTGTATGAGAGATGATAGGGATAGCTAATTGCGACTTTCCACTTATAGTTGGAGAGTTGACAAAGTTCTAGGTGGTGGAACACTTCCGCGTTTCATCCGTTCTTAGAAACCTGTTCAAGGTATTAAGTCTTATTAAATGTATATTGACAATCCGGAAAAGGTTCTGGATGTCATAAAACAAGTTGATTCTGTTCGGCCCCTTGTCGTAAGTATAAACGACAATGGAGAAGATTTGAAAGAGAACAATCGTGTTCTACTTGCATCTCTTAATACTGGCTTCCTTTTGTCTCCTGCGAAGATTTGCATTCATTTTCTGAAATGCGCTTACTTTCACAGAATTCTATAAGGTTTTGATCCAGATTCCGATCTTGAATCTAAATTTATTATTAAAGATGGCTAAGTCATCTCCCATGCTGATGCATTTGGGCCGATGCTTCCTGAAAACTTTTAGTTTCAAGGTGGTTTCTCAAATTTAAAACTCACTTTAGAGTAATATTCATAATTAAATGAAATTATTCTCTTAAAAGGAATTTATATATTTGATTTACCAAGCTTCTATCTTAAAAAGAGTGCTTTACAGCACATCAATTATATGGGAATTACTATGGGTGAGTAGGTCAAATCTTAAGCAATTGACGCCTAACTATTAGATGGAGATCTCGCACAGTATTTAACTGACGATATCAATAACTTTATAGTTAAGGCCGTTCAAGGCTAAAATTTTGATACCAACCACATCGCACTTCAATTTGTGAATATGTTCTTTGAGAGTGATACTTTTATCATTAATATGTATAAAAGGCACCTTAGGGACACAAGATTCATCAAAAAGAAACCCATTTATTTAGTATCGTAAGATAAGAAACTTCTTAAGAGGCTTGTATAGATGCAATTATGCACTGCACAGCCATCTTTGGTTCATTATCTTATAGATCCTTTATTAAATTGTTTCGGACTTGAATTTGAAGGACAACCATAGCCTGAAGACGTTCACAGAATAGAAGATCACGGTGCAATGAGTTTTAGAGAAAACTCAATGACATAGTTCATTATATTTTGTGAAGAAGACAGAGAGATTGTTCCTGAGCCTTACAA